AGGCTCATTGAGCGTTGGTTTGAGTCAGTTGAGCAGCGTGTTGGCATCAACTGTCACGATGACCAATGCAAATCAGTGGTACAACGGGCCATCCGTAACCCTAACCAATGGTACTTGGCTGGTACAGGCCAATCTCACTTTGCAAAAAGCAGCGTTGACAGGCACAAACCCGTTCGCGATGCGAATCACGAATACAACAACAACCTACGCGTCAGCGCAGATGGCGTGGACAACAACCGCGAGCGTACAGGGATCTTTGGATTGCTCATGTATCATTGTGATTACGGGTGGATCAACCGTCATCCACGCGCAAGCGGCTAGCGCGTACGCTGGCGGATCAATCGCAACTAGTATCAACCTAATTGCAGTAGGTTCAGCATCACAAATTTCTGCGGTGAGGATCGCATGACAGAGCAATCAAAGAACTCTCAACAACTAGTCGCCACTTGGGCTTCGTTTGTTGCGCTCTGCATTGGTATTAGCACAGTGCTGATTCAAATGGGTCGGCGTGATGCTCAACTAACTGCAACCACGGAACAAGTGCGCGAGTTGTCTAGCATTGTCGGAGAACTTGCGAAGGCGCAGATTGCATTCACATTGACCGACAAGCAAACCGAAGAGCGTTTGCGCGAACTTACGAGCCGCCTAGAGCGGCTAGAAAGGCGTTGAAATGAAGTCTTGGAAAACCTCTGCCGCTGGTATCGGTGCAATTCTTGTTGCTGTCGGAAGCGCGATGACCGCGCATTTCGACGGCGATGCGCTTACAACCCCTGATTGGGGTGCAGTCATTGCTGCGGTAATTGCTGGCATCGGGTTGCTTTCTGCTCGCGACAACAGCGTGACCAGTGAATCAGCGGGTGCGAAGTAATGCCATGCTGGGTTTCCTCACGCAGTTCCTTGTTGCGGTTCTCACGTGGATTGAGGAACGTGCGAAACGCGGCCACGTCGCCATTGACGCTGACCGCGACGATAGCGGCGTTCGCCGCGCTGGCAATCGCATTAGCCAGTGGATGCGGAAGGACAGTGCTAGTAGCGCAGGGAAGCCCGATCAGAATCGGCCCAAAGACACAGGCACAGATATACACCCGTATAGACGGGGAGTGGGTTCTGTCACAAAACCAAGTGATGATTCCTGAAGGTTGGTACGTCGTGCCACCTGATTACGTCGATGAAAGCCCGTAACCAACTCCGTCCTGAACACGAGTACGATGGAGCGAATTGGCTAACGACAGGCCAAATCGCCACACGGTTAGGTGTCTCGTCGCGACTTGTGGCGAAATGGATAGATACGGGAAAACTCATCGGGTTTCGCTTGCCGTATTCAAAGGATCGTCGCGTTCACGCGGACGTACTCGCAGAGTTTGAGGAAGCACACGGGTTCAATCGTGCAAGAGGACGCAAGAACAAATGAGCGGCGTTACGACTGCGGCGTGTTGCTGCGATGACGGTATTCGGTACTACGCGCTCAAGTGTCCTGATTTGATGCCTGAATGCTGTCCCTACAACGATTGCGAGAACGCTCCCGATCGAATTGATTTCTGCGAGGCGTACCTAAAGTTTCTTGGTATTCCTACACCGCCTGACTTTAATAAGTGCTACATCTTTTCATACAAGTGTTGTTTCTACAATCTAGTTGGAACGGACGTTGGCCCATGCCCAAACCCTTCTAGTCCGTGGCCTGTGAACGTAGGAACGCTAGTAGCAGTGTTTGATAGAAACGGCGGGTCATGTTGTCGGCCAAATCCGTATGACACAACGCTGATGCCGCCAGGAACAATGGCGAATGTCATCATTCCTGGATGCGGCCCTGTCGTTGTAAACCCTGATCCCGTTGAATTTCCGTGCGTCGAATTGATTGCGGATTGCTACACGCTCTGCGATCAGTACGGGACGGTCAAAGGTAGACCTAACAAGATCACTTCACAACTATCGTTGTGCGTGACCGTTCCAGGGGTTCCGCCGAATGTGCGTTGCGATCACGGGCCACCTGATCGGGTTGTAAAAGTCACGGTGGATTGCGAAACTTTTCTTGGCTATTGCGAGCCGTGCAAGTTCCTAAACGGCGTACCCGTTCCCGATCCTAGCGGCGGCTACGACTGTCTCCCACAACCGTTTTCCTGTCCGAATCAGGTCGAACAGGAATTCATTGTCAAATCACAATGCCCTGATTGCTGGGCATTCGTATCCCTTGATTGTTGCGGCGGATCAGATCCATGCGCTGACGATCCATTAGCGTGTGAGAATGGCAACGTGTTGGATTACCTCAAGTCATACAAGGTTACGACGTGCTATTTGGTTCAAAACTGCACTAACGTCGGTACGGAGTATCAGCAGGAAGATTTGTTGCGGCTGTGGTTCAACAAGTGCATCCCATTGTCTGAAGGCGTTGACCCAACCGATTCTGCTGCACTTGATACATGGGTGCGAACGCAATTCGTGAGGTTCGGCGCGGGGTCTTACCCAACGTGCTGGGGGCCGATGTCAACGTACGACGTGAACATTTGCGGCCTACAGGTCAGAATGTTGTCAGGTAACGCAACGCGACTTGCGGAGAAGGTCAACAACCGAATCGGAGCAAGCGTTCAGGTTGAGGTTCTCAATTCACCGTGGCCTGATCTGTTTTGGTTCGGGAATCGGCAGGGCTGTGAGAAATGCGATTGGGAAGTTGCGAATCAGCGACCGCAATATCAAGAAGGAGATGAACTAGAAGTTTCCTTTGTGCAATACATTCCTGCTACTGAACAGATTCAGGTGGTATTGAGCGGCGTAAGCAAGAAGAAATACGTTTGCTTTGAACAGCGTTTAGGGGTCATCACCGATCCGCAATACACGGTTGCTCCAAACTGCATATACAGTTTGGCTTTTGGTGTTCAGTTTGAAACGACCGTTAGCAAAATTTCAGCGGATCAAATTGGGTTCATTGATTGCTTGTCCATGCCTGAATACGCAAACGGTTCGCGGTACTCGTTTATGGAAACGGAGCAACCGCAAAGAGATATTGAGATTTGCGTTGCACCGAATGGTGCAATTCAGTTAGTGGAACAATGCCCTGCGCGTAGCGGATACCCGATGAGCGATGTCATTGTTCACGTCCCTCCTGCGCCGCCATACACCGTTCCAGGGTTTTATACGCTTTCAAATGGGATGAGCGGCTCGCTTTATGAATGCCGCTGCTTCCCGCTGCTGTATTCAGTCGCGCCGTGTTGCCCACCCGATTATCCCGATTGTTCGTTGTGGGATTTGGAACATCCATTGCCTGTTCCGTGCGTTTCCGACGCGTTCCAAAATCCTGCGATCTTCTGCGAAACTACAGCGCGTGACCTACGTTTGGATCCATGCGGATGAGCCATCTAACGAATGCCATCATCACTGTTCGCGGTGTTTCCCTGCCTGTTGTCGATTGCCAGCATTGGGCAGTTCGAGTCGGCTCGCCTATGTGCCGTCAGGATTTAGATGTTGCAGGGTGCGCCGAATGCCCCTCGCGCTTGTCGCGAAACGGCGACTTTGCCAACCCGCCCCTGCTAGACGGCGGCGTTTCGCAGAAGGCAGGGGAATCATCACCAAGGCGTAGCAACCCTTCCTCCTCCTCAGCCCCCTCCGAACCCGCCAAAGGCGGCTGGCGGGGTTTAGGGGACGTTGTTGCGAGCGTTACGAGCGCGGTAGGTATCAAGCCTTGTGGCGGGTGTGGCAAACGCCGCGAAGCCTTGAACAAACTTGTGCCGTTTAAGCAACCTGACCCGCCGAAGCAAGAGTTGTTAGGCGACCCTGACGAGTAAGCCAATCCCCAATTCCCTGCGTTATGGATGATGCGGGGGATTGTCAAAAAAAACCACGCGCCGTTCTGCACAGCGCGTAGTCGGGGGAAAAGATGATCGTTGCGGCGGGGGAGGAATGCGGAACTCACCCCGCCGCAGAGTCGCTAGGCGACAGGCCAAATATACGCGAGGGTCGAGGGTTCTGTCCACCCCATTTTTGAGTAGAACTCAAAATCTTTCCGCAGCAAATTACTTCGGTGCGATGCGTGAAAGTCGGGGTTGCCGAACCATGGCGGCATTTCCGCGTTTTCAAACAGCGGTTGCATTGGCATCGTGTTCTTGTAACCACGCGCAACCCACTCAACAATGCACATACGAGTGTAATTGCAGAGAGCGGGTTCGTACCCGCGCCACATTCTTGTGGCTGGATGGTTGACCCATCCCCTGCTTGCTCCGCGTAACGCGTTGAGGATTTGCACACACTCTACGCGTTGCTTGCCAAGACGCAAGCGATCAAGACACGCTGCAGATTTTGAAAAGTCGGGGTAGGGAAGGAATGTTTGCATGTTAATTCAACTCTACAGAAAAGGTGCGTTACCACGGCAAAAGGATCAACATGATGATTACGACGAATCCGACACCTAGTGCAAACCAAAACTCGTTGTCGCTTTCGTCGTTCACGCTGCACCTCCTGCTGCTGCTGCAAGTTCCTTGCAGATGTCCATCACAAGGTTGTTGACATCCAAGAAATGTTCCATGTGCTTGAGTGGGGTTTCACTATCTGACATAGTGGCGTTCAGCGGCAAGAAATGCATCTTCATAAAGACGTTGCCTTTGATTTGGCATCCCATATTCCATCGGATTGCGCGTTGCTCCGCTCCAATTCGAGCGGTGATGCTTACAAACAAACCTCTACAGGTTTGTGATGTCGGTAGGTCAGTAACGGAAATTGCTACCTCTAACGCATCAGCGCGATCTTGGTAGGTAGACAATGCGTTGACTAAATCCGAGTGAATGATTGCAAATGAAAGCGTGTCGAGCATAGGTCTGAATCCTTCAGTTTGGTCAGGGTCATTCCTGACATAAGTAATATACCCTACGCTTGCGAAGGGGTCAAGGGGAGGGGGCGGGATTTTGCAGTAACAATAAAAAAGGCCGTGATGAGCATTGCGCTCACCACAGCCATGTTTGAGAAAAGACTTTTCTATGCGCTCCACTCAACGATCCAATAAGAACCGTTTTTGTAGATCCGCACGTTATTCGCACCAGTATTGCGCAATGCTCTTTTTAGTGCTCTAGCGCGTGCAAGAGAATCAAAAGACTTGCACAAGATCATTCGCAATTCTCCAATGGCTCACACCCAACTTCCGATTCGCTTACCCAACCAAATCTCGGTTGAGTATGTCGGCCACCGAACTCTGTTGATGGCTCGTAACAATAGAACGCGGTTGTTTGCATCGGATGAGTCGGAGTGCGGCGTAGATACGCTCTATTCCGTCCTACTTGGATGCAATCCCAATGCTCGGGGTATGCACCGTTTTCCGTAAAAAATCCGCTGACTGATCGACCGAACATCAGTCCGTTGTTATTTCGCTCATCATCCGCGATTGCCTGTCGCATCATTGCATCGCGTGATTGAACTTTAGATCCATGAACCGATCGCATCTGAGTAATCTTGATCTTCTTTGCCATCCGTTTCCTTTCAGATAAAGGCATTTCAGGTTCCTTCCTGTGTTCGGGGGAGTTCCCGATCCTTGTACTTTACCCTTCGCTTGCGAAGGGGTCAAGAGGCAAGCGTGGTGTTAATCAAAAAAAACCCACCCCCATGCAGCAAATGAGGGTGGGACAGGGCGAACCCTGTGGAGGAGTCACTTTAGGTTGAGTCGTTGACCGCGTTCACCAAGCGAAGCGCCTGATACTGCAACACCGCTTTCCAGTTTCTCACGCAGTGCTTCTTTATCAATGATGATAGTGACTTTAGGCACTCGGAACTCTTCGGGCAACGCATTCTCATCGTTGATAATTACGGGGATTTTTCCGCCATTGTTTTGCACAGACAACTTGAACCTAGCAGTTTGAACCTTGGTTCGGTTAGTGCGCTTCATGGCATCCATCAACGCGGTTCGCAATCGTGCGGCTAATGCCTCATCATCTTGAGCGAGTTTCCGCATGCGCTCGGATTCTTCGTTTCGTGCCGCTGCTCGTGTTTCAGCGATCCGAATAAGGGCTGCATAATCATCAGCCTTTGCATCGAATGCTTCTACGATCGCATCAGTATGTTCTTTGATTGCATCGGCTGCTTCTTGCGATTCATGCCCGAACCGGTCAAACGCATCAATTAGGCTAACCAACTCGGATGTGATTTGATAAAGGCTCATTTTGATCCCTTCAGGGCATTCGGCCCGATGTCAAGTTTCCTGTCACTATCTTGAAGACGCAAAAGGTGCGCTTGCATTCTTGCGACATGCAACTCGGATTCAAGCCGTGTATTCATCGCGGCTAACCGAACAGCCATTTGCTCTAGCGTCAAACCTAAATACTCTGCTTCCTTGCGTTTGGATTCACGAAGTGTTTCCACCTCGGCCTGTAAGCGGATGATTTCGTCTGCTGCTGCGAGTAACAACTCTCCGTCTTTACGGCTCATTACTTCGTGTTCCATCATCGCAGTTGCGATATTGCAGATGTTCTTGGAGTGTTCCATGATTTTTAGAATGGGATTTCACCCTTTGCGATCAAATCTCGGAACCGCGGTGCTTCTTTGATGGACTTTGCCTCATAAAACCCTGCGGTATTCCACACCCAATCAAGTTCAAGAGTCTGTTCCGCTCTTACGTCAGATGCGATTGACTTTGGTGCGCTTACCCATGCGGATGAATGCACCGCGTGAGCGCATAGCAACGCGATGACATCTCCACGGTCAACTACCTTCTCTACACGGATTACATCCGAACCCGCGTCAGGCCATTTGCGTGGTGATGCGGCTTTAGGCTTGGCAGCATTGCCCGTAGGTTGCGGCGAGAACACATCATCCTTACGGGCAGGCGCGGACGGCGCAGCAGGGCGCGGCTTTGGAGGCTCCTTTTCGCGGCGATCATCTTCCGCATCAGTGTCATCCTCTCCTGTAAGCATGGTCATCGCCGCGAGTTGATAACGACGAAGGTATGTAACACATGACCCGATGTTTTGAGCCGTAGCATTCTCCGCTAGGGTCATACCGACCGTACTCTTGATCCACTCGCCTGATGTGTGGCAGATCATGGTCGTGACAGATACGGTAGGCCCATCCGATTGAACCCCCTGCAGAATCGCAAGACCGTTCTCTGCAAACACTTCTCGGATAGCGTCAATGTGAGATCCAAGTGACGCGTACCGAAATCCTCGGAAGTGAGGGTGCGCTTTATCGAGCGCAGGGTTCTTTGTTTTTAACTGCGCTAACGTAAGTGCCGTGACAAGTTTTGAAATGCTTTCTGAATGATGCATATGTCCTCCGCCGTTTTCGGCAAAGGAAAGATACCCTACTTCAATGAAGGTTTCAAGCAATCGAGCGGCAATGCGGGTAATTTTTCTACGGTAATCATTGCACCTGTAGATTGATTTTCTTCGCACCATTTCCGCTCTACGGTAAGTACAGCAACTTGCCTGTCATTGCGGTATGCGATTCCCGCTAATGCGTCGCATATCGCACGGGCTAGTTTGTCACAGTCTGCATATCTCGGGCGTGGAGGGCAGGATTTGCGCGGTAATCCTTCTGATGTCACATGACATTGAGGACGAACCCAATATGCGATAATTTTGATAGCAACGTCGCCTTCGGATATTTTAATCCCTGCTTTGACCGCAGAGGTTGCTACCGCTGATCGCCACGCGTGAAGACCTTTGCTAGTTTCAATCATCATTACACGACCGCGAACACGCATTAGGGATTTACTACCTTGCGTAGTAGGAGTCCCATGTACGAAAAAATGCGTTGATGTAACAAGATCGTTAGTTACAAGCAACGCATCAGATTCGCAGGAGGGTTCAGATGCTTGTTTGGGAGTTCGGGATTTGCGTTTAACCATTGATAGCGCACTCCCGAATATGCAAGAACCTATGTCGTGGTATGCGTGTGTTCCTGTGTCGTATCGTCATCATGAGTACTAATCATAGTACCCTTTGCACGCGCAGAGCAATCACGGGCTACGCATATCTCATCAGCCGCTTGCATCAAGATTGATAGGGGTATGGTGACATCACCTACCCCGCCTCGGAACTTGTATTTTTCTTGCCCAGCCGCAATGATCCCGCGCATTACGAGGAGAGTATCCATTCCTTGCATTACGAACCCTCCTTTAATCGCCAAACGCGGATGCAACGACCATGCGTAGAAACGCGAGATGACTTGATAACTTTCCCTGTCCATTCAAAGTCTGCTCGGAAAACACTTCCCGCAGCATTTTGTAACAGGTCATAGTCCGCGTTCATTTTGGTCATTTCCATAGCGACATCATCGCTAGTGACCTCGCCGTTTTCTCTAGCAATTTGCCTCGCGCACCATTGCGCTATGCGAAGCACCTCTAATCGGTGTTCAGATGCAATTTGCATACCGCGTACGCCTAACGCGCACGCCTCATCCTTGTTGAACGTCGGCATTGTTATTTTCCTGAAGTGGCTTGCGATACACAGGGATACTACGTGGAGCCCTGACAATCGCTTTTATGCGCTTTTGACTAACGGGGTTGAGGTTGATGAAGATGCGACCTTGAGGAGTTTCAATAATGAGTTCTTCTCGGTCAGTACGCACCGTCATGGCGATACATGAAAGTGGGTCATTCATCGTTCACCACCGTATCTCCCAACGCTTCCTCAATGAAAGTCGTTAAGAACAACTTGAACTCTTCCCCAACAGAATCATTCGTGTCATTTGGTCTGCAACGCGCTGCTGAACGAATAACCAAAACCTTGTCATCACTAGTTGATGTGCTGACGATTGCGGTGCATCCCCAATAACGGATATCGACGCCGTAATCCTTATCATGCAACCGATGGTATTCGGGCATGAGTACAGAAATGATGGCAGCATTCTCAATTCCTTCCTCGGAAGTTTTGCTGCGGCATTCCTCGTGATACTGACGCCAATCAGGGCCGAGTTCCGTCATAAACGATTTGGAGATGTTTGGTGTGATAAAGCGCATTGTTATTTGTTCCCTCTCGTAAAAAGGTCGCTCCCGAGAAAACGCATTGTTGATGGGATGCGCTTGTCCAATTCAATAGTTGCGACCTCGCCACTGTTGAGTGAAATGCTGAATGCCGTGTTGTCAGGAACTAACCAATGCTTTCCGGTCAACCCGTGATGGGTGCTTGCGAACCATCGCTGCGATTGGGTTTCTGACCAGTAAAGCGGATTTCCACGTCGCGCAAGAATGATGTAATTAGGCGTGAGGATTGCTGCGGCAAATGGCGCGTACGGGTCAATGTCTCGCACAGCGGCTTTCACCCTGTTAAGGATTCCACCCCTGCCGTCCTCCATGTGACGGGCAAGAACTTCGCTGTCGCATTCTGTAGTCATTGTCAATCCGCGAAGCCTACAGATTTCCGCATAGTTACTAATGACTCCGTTATGCACCAAGTACGCTGGGCTGTTCTGCATCGCAAACCGATGCGGATGGTTGTTCATGTTTTCTGATGGGCAGCCATGCGTAGCCATGCGGGTATGGCCGATCATTGCAACGCTACCTATCCCCAATTTCATGTGTTGCAAATGATCTGCGATTGACCCCTGTTGCTTGTGTGAATCAATACCGCTAGCACTACACCAAGCGATACCAAACGCGTCTTGACCGCGCATCACCTGACTACGCGCCGCTTCTCGCAACGTAACAAGGTGCTTACGACGAAGTGGTTCCAACGAAAAGTGTCCGAAAATGCCACACATATGCAATCTCCTTGATTGTTTATTGAGTGCGCAGTCCTGCGCGGATGTCATGTCGGATAGCAAGGTTCCGCAGGGTTTTCATGTCCTGCGCGAGCGTGTAAGTTTCGTGGTGAAGTTCCCCATACTGCTTCTTGCTGCGCTGTCCCTTCCAACAGTAGAAGAAAAGGCATCGGAGATTGGACTCTCCGAGCGTTCCTGTGGTGTTTTGAAGGGTAGTTGGGTTGATGTCCCAATCAGGTTCAACGCCGTCAAGGGCCATCTGCACAAGCGTAAGACAGATGCGGATCCACGCTGCGATTTTCTTTGGGTTGACGGTTCCGCTAAACGCTCGGAACTCAACAGCATTAAATCGGCCGTCAATCAGGTTCGTCCAGTTGAGCATTTGATATCGGTCACGGAACCCGCGGTGCCATGAAACATGTTCCTTATGGCTCGCGCTAGCCCAATTCAGCGTTTTCATTAGGTCTTTGATGGGCTTGCAGAATCCGTTACGCGCACGTTGTGGAGTACCCGTGCTTGCAAAGATTCCCACTTCGAATCGGGCGACCAATTTGGTCAAGCGCCGCATCGCATCAATCGAATCCGTTGGGAACTCGACATGGATATGAAGTCCACAGGTGTCGTTTGTCCTGCCACCCATCGCCTTAATGCGCTTGCAAGTTTCGGTGATGTTGTCAAGACCTTCTTTTCCGCGCAACTTCGGAGAGACAAACTCGACTCCACGGCTACCGCGAAATTGAAGCGAGCCATCTTGCTCGGCCTTCCAAAATTTCCCTTGGAAATCTGGAAGTTGTCGTTGCTCAATTCCGTGTCGGCGTTGACCGACCATGATATCAACGTTGAAGTTGATACCACATTCGATCTCAATTCCGTATTGCAGTTGCGAGTGGGTGGTTGGCGTGGTCATTTGGATTCCTTCCTTTTGATGCGCTTCAACTTGAAACGCTGCACACCTAAATATACCCTATGTTTGCGTAGGATGCAAGACGCGGCGTGGCAAAATGGGAAAGTTTCTCATTTATAAACGCAACAAGTTGCGTAACCACATTGGGGCTTCGGTCAAGTTCCCTTCGGCATCTGCTTCTCCGAACAAAAGTACATTTCCGCATATCCAATCGGTCTTGTCACAGATGCCTGCGAATCGCACTGCCAAAAAACTCGCCTCAACATTTATCGGCAAGTTCAAAAGTTTGCCTTCTTCGTTAAGCAGCATGACCGCATTGCCTTGGTCGGTGCGCAATAGGAGCGATTCAAGATATCCGCCCACAGCGTCTTGTAGCACGCATAGGTCTTCGGGGATGTCACGCAATTCTGTACGACCAGTAGCCTGAATAGAGATGCAATTCATGCCCAATTTTACCCTATCTTTCAACAGGGGCGAGTTGTTTCTTGCAACCTACGCCAAAATAGGGTATATTTCTCTTGCGGCGAGTTGCCGTATTAGGAGGCATCAATGACGACCACGGAACGTTTCGCGAAAATCATCGACTTCATAACAGAATTGCAGGCTGCAGATATTGATGCAAAGGAAAGCGACCCGCAAGATCTCTACAACGTGTGTATTGATGAACTGCAAAAGATTCGTCGTGACTTTCGAAACATGCAGATGGAAGTTCAGGGTATGGATCAGTTACGATCGTGGAACGAACGGCTGCGTTCCGACAGGGACAGAGCACGCAAACTGTTTTGCGAGGCGATGATGCGGCATGAAGGAAGGCGAGCAGAAGATATCGCCAAATCAAACCTTTGGGACTGCTATGAGGCGCAGCAATGAATATTGACATCGTAGATCGCCTACGCATTAGTTGGACATCGTTGACCGACAAGCAGAACGCGGAACGCGCAGAAGCCGCTGCCGAGATTGAACGGCTCCGCACTCAATTAGAGATGTGGCAAGACGGGAACATTATGGCGGAGTCGCACCGCGACGAACTTGAAAAAAACACTGATGAGTTCCGCAAAACGATTACCGAACTGCAAGAGCGCGTCAAAACGCTTACGGTCGAGCGCGACGAGGCGCGGCGTGAATGTTGCAGGCACATGGCACACGGCGTGATCAGTGCAGAAGACTATGCCAAATACCTTAACTGGGACTGCTTCAAGGAGATCAAGTGACCGTTGTAAAGCCAAAGCAGTCGCACCCGTGGAACGCCAGTATCTCACGCGACGTGCAAGTAACCAAACTCAATGCGGAAATCGCAAGGTTGCGCGAGCAAATCAAACACACAAACGCAGAGGTCATTCGACTCCGCGATGAACTAGAAATCTACAGGAGGAAACCATGACAGAGATTTTGGGGTGCTTGATGTTCGTATGGGCGTTCGCCATCTTTGTAGGGATGGTTATGGTCGAATACCGATTGAACAAAATTCAACGCATTATGGAACGACGCGAAAAGCGCAACCTTTGATTTCAAAAAGAACCGCCTCGTCTTGCCTTGGGCGGACGGGGCGGTACTCTGTTAGGGGCGGCAACTCTGCCAGGGGAAACCGCCATTACAACATTGCGTGAGCAGCATACCACGCTTAGGGGTAAATCAAGCCGTCAGCCGGCAACCGCTGCAGCATTCCTAGATGCTCCGTTTCTAGTTTAGGGCGCATTACAACATAATGCCTAGCCACGGGGATTGACCCTACCCCGTGCAGCGGACAGTAAAACCTCCGCTCGCTCCTGCGCGTCGGTAGCGGACTGCCCGTCAAAATGGTGAAAGACGCGCCTATGGGAAACCTCGCGTCGGCTCCAAGCGGCTGACTTCCCAAAGATGGAAGTTTATTTTCCACTTCCATGACCTCAAAAACTGGGGTCATGGTGTTCCTGCATCTCACCAAGCGGCTAAACCCTTGACACGGCAAGAACGCCGAGATACCCTACGCCAATGCCAAAAGCCATACGAATCAGAACTGAAGCAGATTGGAAGGCGGCCATGCACCGCCATCTCAAAGAAGAAAACATCAGCCGTTACGCGTTTGTACGTCAAATCTCGGACGAGAAGATTTGCACGACGCACACCGCAGAATGCCTTCTTGCAGAGAACGGGACTGTGACAGGGAAGAGGATGCCGAAGTTCGCTACAGCCATTGAAATTGCAAGGCTTGCGGGATACGACATGGTTCTCGTCCCAAGATCACGGACTTGACAAGCAATAACACGCAACCCGCCGATACCGCGCAACCCCTGCAAGGTAAAAAACATCCGACTCAAACAAGATGCTTGAGTTGACAAGAAAAATCATGTGAAGGGACTCAAATGAAGGTCGAAGAAATTGAAGTGTCATTGCTGACTTCTGATCCGCGAAACGCAAGAAAACACGATGCGCGAAATATCGACGCTATCTGTGCAAGTATTGAAGCGTTCGGACAGCAAAAGCCAATCGTCATTTCAAAAGACAACGTAGTGCTTGCGGGTAATGGACTGCTCGCCGCTGCTCAAAAGTTGGGATGGCAAACTCTGCAATGCGTCCGTACTGAACTCAAGGGTGAAAAGGCAACGGCTTTTGCTATTGCCGATAACCGAACAGCAGAACTGTCTGATTGGGATGATGCTCGTCTCAAGCAACTCTTAAACGAAATGAGTCCTGAAGGGCTAAACGCTACAGGCTGGGATGCCGCAGAAATTGATGCCATGCTCGATTCTGTAGTCAATTCCGTGCCTGCGGACTTTTACGAACCAATCCTTGAGCCTGAATTCGGAGACAGCAAGATTACGGAACGGGACATTGACAGGGCAAACTCCGTATTCAATGTCACATCCTCCGCAAACGTCAAAATTGACATCGTGTGTCCTAATTGCGGAGAGGACTTCAAAATTGATCGTCCGTAATCAATCTGAATGGGAACACGCCGTCAAAATGTGCGCGGCTCTGACAAGCGCACCATACAAATTCGCAAGCAGCATGCCCAAAATCCCGCATGAATACACGCTGCGTAGGCATTGGGATGACAGCAAGTTCTCTGATTGCGTCCGTTTCGTCCGACAGAATGGGTACCCCACCCGTTTCTTTGGACGAACTTACACATACCTAGACATCAACGGTATGCACCATTGGGATAACAACGCAACCGTTGAAGCCACAGAACTCATCAACAGGGCGCAAAAGAAATACCCAAACCCGTATGACGATATCGCATTCGTGTACGACTCGCTGTTTAACGACAAGGCAAGCGAGTCGCAATCAAAAGAAGCGGTAGAGATGTGCGGAGTTCCAAAGTACGGCCGTGTCTTAGATGTCGGATGCGGGACAGGGTTACTACTAGATTACTGCAACCCTGAGTCCTATACAGGCATTGATATTTCAGGGGCAATGCTAGAAGAACTCAAGCGGAAACATCCTGAACGAAGCGAACGAGTAATTCGAACTTCATTCGAAGATTTCTATGGAACGGGATATGACTGCATAGTCGCATTGTTTGGCGTGGCTGCATACATCCATGAAGATCACCTCAAGCGGATCCCATGGATGCTGAACGAAGGTGGATGCGCAACCTTGATGTTCTACGCGCCTGATTACTCGCCCGTGACATATCTACGCACAAACACCGAACGACCAAACTCATATAGCCATCAAGTGCTAGAAACCGATGAGCGATTCGGGAATTACATCGTCAGGAGGATTAGGAAGTGAAGATCTACCTCAAGACGAATGTTTATGACGCAGCAATCAAGCGCATCAATTACCTCTTTGATGAGTTTCAAGAAGTGGTAGTTGGCATCTCAGGCGGCAAAGATTCAACGGTTGTATTTAACCTAGCACTTCAAATCGCTACTGAAAGGAAAAGACTCCCACTTAAGGTCATGTTCCTTGACCAAGAAGCCGAGTGGGACAGCGCGATTGATTACATCCGAGAGGTCATGAATGACCCACGAATTCAGCCATACTGGTTGCAAGTCCCATTCAATATCTTTAATGCCACATCCGCTGCAGAACAATGGCTGAAATGTTGGGACCCAACCCGTCAAAAGGATTGGATACGAGAGCAGGAACCAAACTCTCTCAAAGAAAACATATACGGCACTGATCGATTTGCCGAAATGTTTACAGCGTTCGCAAGGGTCACATTCCCCAAAACCAAGATGTGTTACTTGAGCGGGATGCGAGCGGATGAATCTATGACCCGATACGTCGGGTTGACATCAAATCAGACCTACAAGCACATCTCGTATGGGAAAATCCTTGACAGGCGATACGAGCAATACACCTTTTACCCAATCTATGATTGGTGTTACTCGGATGTATGGAAAGCCATCCATGAGAACAAATGGGAGTATTGCAGCCTTTACGACACCATGTTTCAGTACGGCATTCCGATTCGAAACATGCGCGTTAGCAACGTAACGCACGAAACCGCCGTCCGATCTCTCTACTTTATGCAGGAGTTTGAACCTCGAGTGTGGAACAAACTGACCAAGCGCATTGGCGGCGTAAAGATGGCTGCTCAACTACGTGAAGATGCGTTTATGACGGTCAAAAACCTGCCTCCTATGTTTGAATCATGGAAGGAGTACAGGGATTACTTGGTTTGCAACTTGCTTGCCACCGAAGAAGCAAGGAACAAGTTCCAGCGCAAGTTCGCGCAAATGGATGAGGTGTATGACCAATACCCCGATCAGAACGATATGTTCAAAGCGCAAATCTCTGCCGTGCTTGCGAACGATCATTACATGACCAAGATCGGAAACTGGGAACGATCACCTCAAAGACATCTCTACCGCCGCAGAAAAAGTGACCCGAACTACGAAATTTACAGCGGCAAATACGTCATTGAGGCAAAGCCATGAACACGCAAATCATCCAACAGATTACCGAAGCCTTTAACGCAGCAGAGGACAAGGTGCAGTTCTTGCGCGATGTTCGTGAGGCGCTTCACAACATTTCACCGCTGCAATCGCAACCTATTGACTTAGTTCGATGGGTTCCGGTCGAGAAAGTCACCCCCAACGACTACAACCCAAATTCAGTCGCGCAACATGAAATGAGTTTGCTTTACACAAGCATTCTGCATGACGGGTATACACAGCCAGTTGTTACCGTCTACAACGCCGAACGCGACATGTATGAGATCGTTGACGGGTTCCACAGGTATTACACCTGTAAGACTCGGAAAGACATTCGAGACCGAAACTTGGGACTCTTGCCAATCGTTGTCCTAAACAAGGGGATGAACGACCGCATGGCTTCTACCGTTAGGCACAACCGCGCCCGTGGCAAACACTCCGTGTCAGGGATGTCAAACCTTGTATTTGAGATGTTGCATAATGGGTGGGCGGATGCCGACATTTGCAACGAACTCGGGATGGAACCCGAAGAACTCCTCCGACTCAAACACATTACAGGGTTCTCAAAGTTGTTTGCTGACGTATCGTACAAGGCCGCTTGGGTAACACGTCATCAAGTCAAATTGCATAAAGAACACGGTGTTCCATGTCAGTAAAGAAACGCACTTCTCTTAATGCAAACGAGGTAGCGGAAAATACCCCTGCTACTCATAAGCGCACTTATAAGAAAACCGCTGAACAGGTCGACAGCGCAAATCAGGATGCCACACGCGGCTCTGCCATTATTGAGTCATTTCAAGATCCGCATCGACGTCGCGGCGCGTACGTCATGCTGCAACGGGCAATTTCTCTTGCGTTGGATGTCCCGTTCGATGCCATGAAGGTGGCTTGCATGACCGCAGTCAAAGACCTAGCGAATCCCGATGACAGGATTCGTTCCCGCGCTAGAGAGTTCTTACTTAAAGTACAGGAAAGCGGTATCGGGGCATCCGTTGATCTTGATCGAGTGCAACGCCTAGATGACGGCATGGCTACCGAAAACATCTCCGTAGCATCAATTACCCCCGAAGCATTGTCCGCAGTCGTTCAGACGATCCGACAATCCTGCAAATGACCCCCGAACAAGCGATCAACGAGGCTCGGCGGAACCCGTTGGCGTTCAACGCCCTAATTATGGGGCGACCCATAGGGGCGATGCACGCTCAACTCATCTCATACCTAATCGATAACAAGGATTGTTACGCCGAACTGCCCCGTGGACATGGGAAAACTACCACAGGCGCACTCGTAATCGCTTGGTTGCTCGGGCATTACCCGACTCTGCGTATCAAAATCGTTGGGTCAACCGATCCCGAATCAGCCAAAACCGCTGGGATGATCCGAGAGATCATTGAGTCGGATAGATACAAAGCGGTTTTCCCGCACATTCAAATCCGTAAGGGCGATACATCCAAAGCAAACTGGCGATTGACATTGGCAACTCGCGGAAACCGCGACCCCACAGTTGAAGCATTAGGAATTATGGGACGAGCAGGAGGTCGTTTTGACATCCTATGGACGGATGATATCTCCGACCTCCGCAATGCGGTTCTTATCCCAGCCGAACGCGCCAAAGTCAAAGAGGCTTACTACAGCAACTGGATGCCGATGCGAGATATCGCGTCAAGAGGGCCATTCAAACCGCGAGTTTGGAATACCGCTACCCCATATCACACCGATGACATTACGGCGGAGTTGCGACGGGTTCATTTCGAATCGGGAACCATACTTCGATTGCCATGCTTCGTTGACAACGGGTTGAGAGTTAGCCCGTGGTCAGAAGTATTCCGACATGAGGAATTGTCAGAGCAATACCGCAAGATGGGGGCTATGGCGTACGGTCGTGCATACGAACTCGTACCGCTCTCAAGCGATCTCCTTATCTTCCGACCCGAATGGTTCCAATACTACAGGTCAGACGAACTACCAAAGGTCACACGAAAAATCGCCGCAATCGATTGGGGATACGGGAAACAACAGCAATCAGGTACGCAGCCTGATTACAGCGTATGTATCGTTGGGGAAGTCGATAACAAGAAGGATTTGTACATCACCGATTGCCTACGAGTGCGCGAGACTTTCCCTGCGTTCGCACGTATGGCAAAAGACCTTTTAGAACGGCGTGGGGTATCGGTTGTATTGGCCGAGGGTAATGGGCCGCAAAGAGGCATTTATGACCAATTTCAGACCATTACCAACTTCCCAATGATGTCTGTCGAGCGAACTAAAGACAAACACATCCGAGCCGCAGCAGTACAGCCGTTTGTTCAGGATGGGAAATTGAAGTTCCCTATGGACAATGATGGCCGAGTTTTGTCGGCATTTCAGCCCGTTATCGAAGAGATGGTGTCATTCCCCGCCGCAGCACACGATGACACAGTAGACGTTATATCCGATCTGTGCAGCGAAGCCGTCCGAGGTTCTTTAAGCCGCGTTGATTGCCAAATCCCGCGATTTAATAAATCAGATGCCGTGGCTCGGATGTTTGGAGCGAAAACCGTTAGCCGTCCATTTTTCGCCTGATATCATTTGTAAATCTATTTCAGGCATTGCATTACCTCATTTCAAGGGGCATACGCGTGGAAAGCATTTGCAAATCACCCGACGTAATTAGTCAGTTTGCTCATCCTGACGAATTACCTATCCGCAAGGGAAGTCCGTCATTCGAACAGGAAAAGTTGCGCAAGCAAATCCCCGAATTACGTGACAGGCTGTATCGGTATCGCGTCGCAGTAAACGCCATGGAAGCCGCGTTGCCGAGAATTACCGATGAGTACAAAAAGAATGAGCAACTTCGCGCTATTGATCGCCTCAACAAAGAAATGCAAGCGATTCAAGTCAAGTTAAAGGAAGCGAAAGCGTTTTCGAAGTCCTCACAGAATGCGAAGCACGCAAAAAAGCATAAGTTCGATCGACATAAAGTCGCTTCGTATGGGCCATTCTCAATATGGGAAGTTCAAGAGCGTGGGCTAGGGCGATACTGGGAAGTTCACGACGCTCGACGACCATCAAACATTTCTATTGAAGAGTTTGAAAGCAAACATGAAGCGGAAGATTGGATCGCGGAGAACGGTGGTAAGTCGGCGTTTGACAGACTTAATGAGATCCGCGCTCGGTACACGGCTTTGAAGAAGATGCCGAAGTCCGAGTTGTTTGCGCTATGGCAGCGGAAGATGCAGCGTGGTCGGGTTGAAGTAGGCGGGAATATGAGCGAGATGGATAAGGATTCGATGGCGTCCGACATTATTAACGCCGAATACAACCGTCGCGAAGTCGAAGCGGCATTCGCTGCTTCTCGCACAAGCGCGAAAGAGCGATTCGCCATCCCTCTTCACTTGAAGGGTGAAGATTACAGGCAACTAATGAAAACTACGCGGCAGCAGTTAGTGCAAACTTGGCTTAACACGATGCGAAGCAGGGGTGACACGCACCTAACTGTAGATAACGCTCCTCCGTATACGACTCAAGGGAAAATGCAAATGATTGAGGACATCATTATGGGTTCGCAATCAAGTTCCAACTCACAGTTTTCCCTTACAGGCGCGAAGGCCCGCTTTGAAAAGTCAAAGGCCAGTTTCAACGCACAATGGGATGCTGAGTATGAGCGTGAAGCAAATCAGTACATCCGTGATGCCGAAGAACTCATCAAGAAATGCGAACAGAAGCGGCATGAAATCTATGACATGGAGGTGCGCACTCTGCCTCGATGGATTGACATCATGAAGCAAGCAATTCGTAACCAAAACAAAGGTGATTTCCTTAAAGCGCGACAAGTTCTAGCAAATGCAGACAACATCCGTAGGTCATTTGCAAGAAGCACAAGCAGCAAGTCCGCGTTCAATCAGTCACTTGGTTGGACGAATTACAAGGATCAAGAACTCTCGCAACGACTTCAAGAAGTGCATGATTTCAAGGAAAGTTGTTACGACAAAGTTCGCCAAATTCAAGGCGCAATTCAAGACATTCCAGGCATTGAAAGCAAGTTGGCAGTTGCAAAGGTGAAGAAGGACACGAACGCACTTTCAGATGCGACGATTGAATTGAGCAATCTCCAACGTGTTCGCTCTTCCTTCTCCCGCGTTGGCGAAGCGGAAGCGTTTGCCATCGGCGCGGATTCCCGTGAAAGCAACCCGCAGAACGACGAGCGGCTGATGGAACTTGCAACCAAGGTTGGCAAGGAACACACCGTCAACCTGTTCGCACGTTGGGCTGAAGGCAAGACTACGAATTCACGCGAAAGCGGCAAGTCAGAGTTTGCTTGGAACGCAGAAACGTCGCGGTGGAATGATGCGTTGAATAGTGCATTGAGCGACCTACGCAACGGAAACACTGAAAAAGCAGTTGAGGTTATCCGTAGTTTGCAACATTGGTTGTTCTACGTAGGCGACAAAATCATTCGTTGATGCAATGTGGATTGGGAAGCGTATCAATCACTGCTTGCGACTACTGCGAGACAATTCCGCAGATGGGGCCGCCGTCAAATTGACGCTTGCGAACCGCATGACATTGCGATGGATTGCCTACTGCGAAGCAGCGGGTACGAGCATCGAGAAATCAAGTTTCGTATCGTCGATGCGCTACGAGCGGAAACGAGCGAAGACAAGCGTAGGCGGCGAAAGCCGCCTACGCGCTTTTCAGAGGATTGGCCGTCTGCGAATTGGATTTTGGATGCGTGTGAAAATGAAACGCAGACACAAATCGTAACGCTGCTCCTACGCGGATGGACGCGCAAACAGGTCGCGACTGAATTAGGATTGACCAGCGTCGTGTTGTGTCGAGAGTTGCAACGCTTGCGAACGAGACTAGAAAATCATTAGATCAAACATTACAAGTTGATCAGGAGCAAACTATGAGCACCGCAGGAAACACCCCTAATTTCATTGCCGCAGAAAATATTTCTCCGTTTGCGTGTGTGAGAATGAGCAGTTCGTTCGAGGTCGAAGTTACTAATGCTGGTGATGCCAAGACAAATGCGTTTGTAGGAGTTGCTGATGGATCAGTTCGCGGCTTTAACAAAACTGCTCACGCAGAAACAGGAGAACCCGTTGTTCTTCAAAACGGCCAATTCGTGCAATTAAAGTGTGCGGGTTCGTACCAAATTGTTGCTGGGCAACTTGTCACTTTTGACGCAGGTGGCTTAGTACGTCCGATCAACCCAAATGAGTTGGAACGAGCGTTTTTTGTTGCATCAGAGAATGCAGAGTACGGAGAGATTTTTTGGGCGCAGCGCGTAGGGGCATATGATTACCTTCCCATCGCATTGCAAAATTTAAGATTGCAAACGCCTATCCAAACTAACGGCGCAAGTACAGTTGCTGTCAATCTTGAAACCTTAGTACCAAATTTGCCGATCTCCGGTGGGCAATCGGCGTGTATGTCACTTCTTGTAATTGGGTCAAATAGCGCAGGTACAACAACAGGTGCGTATCGCTTTACAACGGCTTACAGGTCTTACTTTGTTGGACAAGGCGTATTCTATGCCCTTGTCAATTCTGAAAAGGTTGTAGTTGGCGAAACGAATGCCTCTTTGAACGCAAACATTGCGTTTAATAATAATGCCGTGGAACTTGAGGTTACAGGCGTTGCGGGTGAAACAATGCAGTGGCAAGTCATCGCGCAGAAGGTAGTTGTTTAAAATGGCAAACAGCAATCCTTTAGCCAACGGTCTTGAACCTGCAAAACGACCACGCAAGCCGCTGAAAGCACCCGTTGATCGTGGCATCACGCAACCGCTTGCAACGGCGGTTGAGGTGCAGCGTTCGTTCTTGACGACCGCAGACAAAATGTTGCGGAACAGCAGCATCGCGTACCGCCTTAACCCGCAGTATCAGCAGATGATGCGGTCGGACGCAGATATTGAAGGTGTCTTACGTTCGCTACAGGTCACGCTTGCATCGCTGGAATGGGCAATCACTTGCACCGATGAACAGGATGCCGCAGGGCAGGAATTAGCAGCACAAATCTCAAAGATTTTTGATGCAATGCCACGGCGGTCAGATTTCGTGCGTTCGATGCACGAAGCGGTGTGGTACGGAAACTCCGCTTGCAACATCGTCTATCGACGTGATGAAAGCACCAAGGTTGCCGTGAAGGAGTGGTATCCGTTCCACCCCGACACGCTCGCCTACGATCAGCGCGGGAATCTCGCCATCCGCGTCGGATCGCAGTACAGCGCGGACGGGCCATCCTCGCAAAACATCGGATTCGACAGCCGCGTACACATCTTCAACGAGATGGAGCGAAAGGCCATCGTTCTGCATCGGGTGTTTATTAACGCTCCCGACTTCAACGACCCGAACTCAACCGAAAGCATCTATCGCGGAGTGGGAGCGCGAGATGTCTGTTGGTTCATGTGGCTAGCGAAGCAGGAAATCCTGCAAGATGCCATCACGTATGCAGAGCGGTACGCCATGGGTATCCGCGTCGGCTATTACCCGCTCGGTCAGGATGAAGGACGCACGATGATGGAAAACGTGCTTGCCAACCTGACCAACGACAATAGCGTTTTGCTACCGCAGAGCGGCACAGAGAAGGTGTACGACATTGACATCAAGGAACCAAACGCAGGACGCGCACAAGTCTTTATGGAACTTGTGAACTGGTTCAGCGGCAAGATTAAAGAAGCAATCCTTGGACAATCCCTCTCATCCGAAACAGGCTCGACGGGCTTGGGATCAGGCGTTGCAAGCCTTCACGCCGATACCCTCTCCCGAATCATTCGGTATCACGCCGATGCGCTCGCAGACAGCATGACTTGCGACTTCGTACGCGTCGTTGCCAAAATGCTGGGTGCGTCT